CTCGTCCTTGAAGCGTAGCCTGCCTGCAGGCTGTCTTTCTTGCGCAAATTCCGAGCGTTCGTCTTGGGAGGCGAACGCTTTCTCCTTACCCCCCTCCTCACCTTCTGACTACCTTCGCTTCGTTAGGAAGGAAGTTTCGAAGATCTTCCCTTACAATTGGGACAAGAACTATGCCGATTTTGTCTGGCGTCATTGTCCAAATGCATCCGCTCGTATGAACAGCAAGAGAGCTGATCATTACTTTGCGGGGAAGGGGAGATCTTTCCGTCGGCAGTGCCTTACTGGTAAGTCCATTCTTGTGGATGAGCCAGTTCGTGCCCGGTACAAGGCTGTCATGAGCGCTGGGAAGAGTAGACCACTAGTAATCTATGATGAAAGTGTCGAAATACTAGCGCCTCTTCACAAGACGATTGAATCTGTCTTGATGAAGCAATCATGGAGACTTGTCGGACCTCCGACGGAGAAGGTAATTTCATCTGCCTGTGTTTACCCTTGCCAGACCTCAGTAGATCTGGTGAGCGCCACAGACAACCTGTCACTGGAAGTGACAGAGGCGATACTGGGGACTTTGCTCAGAAAGTCCCGTAATATTCCTGGTGCGGTGCGTCTACGGGCACACCAATCACTCCGTCCGCTTATTGATTGCGGCGGAGAGGAGCGGGAAGTATCGCATGGGCAGATGATGGGGAGCTACCTCTCCTTTCCTCTCCTTTGCCTTCACTCTTACCTCGCAGCGCGTTGGGCGCTTCGCGGGGAAGAAGGCAATGTCCTTGTAAACGGGGATGACACCCTTGTGTCATCTCGCCGCTACCTGGAGGCTTCAGATTACCCTAGCGGGTACAAGTTGAATGACCTGAAGACCATCCGGTCAGAAACCGTTGCTGAGATCAACTCAACCGGGTTTCTGAAAGGTAAAGGGGGCAAGTGGCGTGAGATTCGCAACTTGCGGAGAGGTGGATTTCTTTCCGATTACGCCGGCATGCAGCACGCTGCAAAGGCGGTTGCCGGTAGTGTAGCTTGGACCGATGCTTTTATTCGGTCTCGCATCGGAAAGAAATGGGGGTTCCTCCCAGCCCAGCTTAGGTTAAACCCTAAGTCCTACGTAGCTTTCGAGCGAAATAGGTCAATGTGGAATCGGACTTACACCGATCTACCGG